TAGCTGACCAAGTGATTAAACCAGGAGACCTGGTACCAATGTTGAACGGCGCGCCATTACCAAATGAGCCGCGGATCAGCCTTGCTGCCAATGGAGAATACTTCAAAATCATCGATAAATTACATGGCTTCAGCTCCTTTAAGGATATAGCAGTCCCTATACTCCCAGAGAAAATACTGAAATCCACATCCAATATGGATGCTAGTGAGGTAACAAGATTGAAGGCACCAGCCAGTGTTGTGTGGCATAAACATGATCCAATGTTTACCCACCTCATGTGCCAAAATTTTAACCTCGTTGGCTCTACGTCCACATCATCAACTCTTCGGAAGGCTCTATTTACACAAGAGCTTGCTGCAAAATTTGAAAGATTTTGCCAAAACCATGTCTATGGAACTGGTAGTCTCCGAGGAGCTCTCAACGGCCGTCTAGGAAAAGCATCTCGACCCAAGGTGCTGACGGATCGTGACCTCAAGAAGATGCGAGCAAGGATTACCGCCTTTACCGCATACTTAACACCTCATATTCGAACTGACATGCCCAGTTTCACCTCACCCACATCACAAATGTATACCCTCAATCAAATCTGGACCAACGTCGACGGAGATGACGATGTCTGGGGCGATTTCACTCCTGTTATTAAACGTGGTGATTCCGCTACCGGATACCCCTACTCCGGCGCCAAGAAAGATAATGTGGCAAACATGTTTGCAGCCGGCAATGCTGTTCTGTCTTTGTGCCAAACCTCCGAAGGTGGTGCAAAGTTGAACTCTGGCCGACTGCACCTGATTGCAACCAAAGCTGTCCTGAAGGAAGAAGTTTACCCAGTAAGCAAAGCCATTCAGCGACCTAGATTTATCTTTGTAACCAGTGCTAGCACATATATTATCGGCGCTATCTTTTCCCAACCATTAGGTAAGATGATTCAAAACCCTCTTACTCAATTGGATAAGGAAGGAAAGCACTGGTTGTACCGTGCTTACCCTGGATTCAGTTGGTCTGGTGGTGGTGCTGATGCGATCATTAACATGATCAAGTCACTACCTCCCCAGGCCACTGATTTTTGGTTGATATATAGTGATGATGGAGTGCACCTCCAAAGAAGAGCACCTTCTGCCAGTGACCCCGATACCATTTGGGTTATCACTGTGCATGACTTTTCTGCAATGGATATGAATCTTTTGTCTAGACTTTCATTTCCATTGATGCTAGGAGTTATACTAGCTGGATGGCCTTCATTAAAGAAGAGTCCTTATTGGACTAATGCGCTGCGACATGTCCTCGCAAATTCCCTTGGATTTGCGCCCATCGTTGTTTACAAATCGAAAACAATTAGATCTAAAGGAGCTATAAACCCCTCTGGATCTCCTTTTACGACCCTTGTAAATGACTACACTCATGCTTTCCTAATCCACACATCAGTACATTCATCAACCACTTTCGGGAAGGTTGCAGAGGAATATGGATTCAATGTAAAATTTGAACCGACCATCCCTCTAAAACTTGAGCCCGAGCCCGGCGAATTGAGCACCAAAACAGGTATCAATTTTCTGGGGCATGACATCCTAGCTGTGCGAACTGACGCAGGAGTTAATTACATCCCCGGTAAACCAATCGAGGATTTCTTTAAAACCTGCGTTAAGAATCCACGTTCAAAAGCAGGAGCAGAAGTGGCTGCATCACTTTTAGCTGCCCGTATATGGGCTGCTACACCGGCTCTGATCTCAGACCCTCAACAGTATGCTATTGCTAGAACATTGTATACACAGTTGATGGAGATTAATGGCGTTCAGGAAATTCCAATGCTTGAAGGAGACTACATGATGTTTCCAGAAGGCAAACCGGAACTTACTGACACTATACCTAGAAACCTACCCACCCAGGAACAATTCTTGGAGTGGCTCACAGGTGAGCCGGATATTAGATTTGACACAGATTTATTCACATCACCAGTTGCGAAAGCACCTCAAGATCTGCCTATGGCACCTTGGATGCAACCGACTGGAGTGGAAGATGAATCTCTAGACTCAATCTTCTCTACCAGTACTTGGTATGATCCACAAGATGATGTAACTGCCCTGGAGCTCAATCAAGTTCCAGATAAAGTACAATCAATTCCCACCACCGTTATCGATGCACACATCGATCCAACCGACAAGGTTGCAAACACCAGCAAGAAAGTCAAACCAATGCCCGTCCTAGTTACTTCGATGGCAAAGGTTGAAGACAAGACACGACCAGCTGGTAACCTTCAGGCTGTAACCACAAGTAAAGTGCAATTTAAAGCTCTCAAAGTCAGCAAAGATCTTGATCAGATGACTTCTGAGGAAGCTATCAAACACCTGAAGAACAAGATGAACGGAGTGAAGAAGGGGGGTAAGAAATATCAAACCTATGCAGCAGAGATCGCTACGATCAAAGCTGCTGACTCTAAACGTGCGTAAGCACGCTTAACTACTCACATGATTGCCAGTGCAATCATGGCTGACTAACTACACTGGACCAGAAACCTACGACGAGCGCGTTTGCAACCGTGCCCGTTTAAACTAACTAGTTGCAACAAACTAAACCAAACTAACCTAACTATGAATGAACGAAGAAATAATAGAAAGAATAAGAGACAATCAAGAAAGAACAATCGACAAGATCGTCGAGACAATCGTCAACCAATCCTCCCCCGAAGGAGAACCACTTCTCAAAATGGAGGTGGTGGTCAACCGCCGAGGTTGGCTAGGTCGACCGCGACTTCAATCGCGTGTGTCGCTTGT